TATTTTGATAACAACGATGAACGTATCACTTGGGGTGCTTCAGATGATTTTGTTCAAAGTGGTGATGCTACAGTAGAGGCATGGTTTAAACGTACTGAAGAAAATACAGGTAATGTATATGCCATGTGGGAATGGGGAAATCACAGTACAGGGGCTGATGGCACTGGTGGAACTCTGGTCTACATCTACAGCAATAAAATATACTTATATGAAAATAACGACAATGCTTACAATGACAGTAGTGCATTGCTCCCTTATAACCAATGGGCTCATTTTGCAATTGTTAGAGAGCACACAAGCTCAAACACGACTGGAGAGTATAATGTTAAAGTTTACCTAAATGGAACTAAAGTAGGTAGTACTTACCAAACTACATTCCCGTGGGGTGGAGCAGTGCCAGGTAAGACTTTCAGTCAAGGAACTAGTTATGGTTCACGCTTCCAAGGTTATGTAAGTAATTTGCGAATTACAAATCAAGCACTTTATACTTCAAACTTTACTCCTTCTACTAGTCCGTTAACAACTACATCTCAAGGTGCTACTGCAAGTAATGTAAAACTTCTAGTTTTCAATGACCCAGATTCTTTGACAGGAGGGACGGTACAACCAAATACACCTACCTTAGGCGGTAGTCCTAGTTTAAGTACTTCCCATCCATTCTAAAAATACACACACGCTTAAATGGAAATCTTATCCATCTAAAACATGAAAGCAATCGCAATCACTTCTTTAGCTCTTAACGTACTAATTATTGGTACAGGTGTAGTTGGTTACTTGAATAAAGATAAGATTGTGAATACAATTCTGAATAAGGTAAAGGGTCAAATCCCTGAATTGGTTAAAGAATCAATGCCTTCAATGCCCACCACAACAGGATTGCCTAAGTTATGACACAGTTGAAGGAAGGTAATTATCTTCCTCTTCTCCTCGGCCTCGGATTAATCGGTAGTAATTTCTTTTCCCTTGTTCTACTAAGTAGGTCAGGGGATTCATTGCCGAATCTTGCATCGTTAGCTACGACAAATAACAGCAGTAGCCAAATGCGATATAAGAAAGACGAGCAAGGATTAGAGGTGGTAATTAACCACAACATGCACTCACCTAAAACTGTTTTATTTAGTTCAGAAAAATCTAAATGGAATGGTAAAACTGATTACACAAGAAAAGAATATGTTGCACATCAACCTGGAGAAAACGCAGCACTAGCGGCTAACTATCTTCAGTGCATTAAAAATAAAGGCAGTGCAGAATCACAAGGAGAAATAGTAGGAACTTCTTTAATTACTGCTACTCCTGCTGCTAGTACGTTGTCCAACATTCCAATCATAGGCTGGATTGCTAGTGCAGTTGCTGTTAAGAAAGCAGGGCAATTAGGTAAAGATATTGGCGGTGACTTTGTAGATTGTTAAGTGGATGAGATACCAGATATACAAGTCAATAGTATTTTTATCCCTGATAATTCTATCGACAAAGTTTCTACGAACATTCCCAATGTTCAACCCGTAACTCTTAACTTAGAACAACCTAATTTAATATTTGAAATTCCTGGTTGCGTTGAAGCACATCCAGATTCAGGTAGCAATAAGAAATTAAAAACAGATGACGATAGAGGCGTTCAGGTGTACTGTGATGCAGGGATGCCCTCATATAATCCTGTCGATTACAGGCCAGAGGATATAGAGCCGACTCCCGAAGCCACCACACCAAAGATTGATACAAGTAGTAGTGAAACTTCTACTTCGACGAAACCAAATAACGAAGTACCTTTTAGCCCACCACCGCCCCCTATTCCCCCTTGTCCTAGACCTGACGATTTACCCATAGGAGCAATCGGGAAGTACGGAACAAAAAGAATTATTGGGTATGAACGAGATGGAAATCAATGCAAAACTCTATACGAGGAAAGAGGTGTATTGGAGGTTGTTAACACTTACACTCCTCCACCAACGACGCTACTTAATACAAGTGCGATAGCTATCACTTCAGTTATTGGTGTAACTGTATTAGGTCAGCCGATAGCAAAGCTGCTCCAGAAGCAGATGAAAGGTCAAATTAAAAAGATCTCAAAGAAGATTACTAAGAAGCTTCTTGCTCTACGGGGGAAGAAACCAAAGGTTCTTTCTTTATCTCAAAGGAGAAAGGAGCAGAGGAGTCTGAGGAAATAGAATGAATATGATCTATTGGCTTTTCTTTTGGAATCGACAGTAAAACGTCAGAACAAATAGAATATGCAGGGCTCTGAGGGTGGAAGTTTATATTCTGAGCTTTAAACTTACTGCACTCTCGAAGCCTCGCTATTTCAAAGTCAAGCCTTTTGTTAGCCAAGATCTGTAATTGAATCTTTTCTTGCGTTGTAGCACTAGATAAGCACCTCTCTGTGAATCTTTTATCTAGTGGAACTGATATGGTTGCAGAAATGCCGCCTGTTATGGAGTGTGAATCCTTCTGTCCTGTTCTTATATCTTTAAAATATAAGATGCCACCTGGATTATCAATGATTCCATCATCGTTTACATCACTTGTATCGTACACAGGGTCTTGGTAGAAATCTTCGTATGGCCTTTTAAGCGATAACGCACCTGTGATAAATGGTGTAACGCTTAACGTAGTTCCTTGACATTGTATTCCGTTACCGTATGTGTTGGTGTGGAATGGCCCTTGTAAGACTTGTACTCCTTGGTTGATAACGCTTCCACTAGAGGAAGCATTAGGAGCGGCGGTAGCACTAACGCCACCGACATCACCAGCGTAAGCAGGCAAACCGTAGTTAAGCGTGAGTAATCCATAGGCTATTGTTGAAAAATACTTGTTGTATCGGTGATACTTGTTTGATCGGTTGTTCTTTGGATAATTGTTTGCTGGCTTACCCCAGGAGCAGAGTATGTTTCGGTAAATTGAAAGGCTGCTCCATCTGTTTGTAGCTGCCAGTTTGGTTTGTTGGAGTGATCTAAGCCAACCCATGTGTAAGTAATGCCGTCAGTGGTCTGAGAAGGGGCTGTAACAGTTGTTGGAGACACAGATGAACCAGAATGTTTCATGTTTGTCCCAGTAACTGAGTATTGCCAGCCTGTATTTATGTCAATCGAGTTGATTGTTTCTGTAATCTTTGTAGTCGTTTCTTGGTGTGAGGTAACAGATCCTTGTGTAAACTGAGGAACCACTGGTACAGCCTGAACAGCAGGGCTAAACAGAAATACGAGAGATAAAAAGGTACGCACAAGAGTAATTTCACCGTACAGTAAGTTCGCTGGTTACTTGGCCTACAGCCGTAGTATTTGCACCACCTGCTACCACCGTAACCACGCCAGAACTGACTACAGTGCCTGCAAGCGTACCAGCAACACCACCTGAAATAGTGGTTGTACTACCAAAAGCAGGCATGTCAGCAACTACACCAGCACTTACATCAACACCAGAGCCTATTGCTGGTATAGCGTCCCCTTGTTGCCAGCTTTCTGTCAGCGAAAACGCTGATCCCACTGTATTCATCTCATACGTTCCAACATCAAGTGTAGCTGCTGCTGATGCAGACCCTGCTGTAAGTTTACCTATGTGTTCACCAGTACTAACCTTGATATTGCTACCTGATACTGCGTAAGTAGATGGCACTCTGACTGATTGAGTGCTACTAGCTCCTACTGTAAGGCTTGTGCTGCTACTTAATTTCGAAGTGATATTAGCCTGTGCTGGTGCAGCGACTAACATAAATAAGATCAGCAATTTCTTCATTTTAATCTGCCTGTTTGTGGGTCTACTTCTTTGCCAGAAATAGGATCAACTCGTGGTTTATCTGGAATAAACTTTATAGGAGTCTCAACTCTCACGATGGTATAAGGAACACCATTATCAAATCCTGTTCCTTCTGCTTTTTTCTTTTCTTGATCAGCCTTATACGTTCCATCACCTCTCTTTTTTGCTGTCTCAAGTCCAAAACTCGCCAGCGCACCAGTGAAAACAGATGCAATAAAAGTCGGATCTATGCGTTCTTGTTCTCCTAGTCCAGGGATTGTAACGTAATTTAAGGTCAATATAAATCCCGACCAAACAACGACACCTAGTCGAACAAAAGTACTAAGAACTTGTAGTTGTTCTTCTTTGTCGTCTAAACCTTCTTTTAGTTTTTGAAGAGGATTCTTCTTTTTCGGTTCATCTACTTTTTTTTCTTCCATAGAAATCAGTGGTAGGCCGCCCTACACTAGACACAATTTGTTATTTTGAACAGTGGCAGAGATTACAGCAGCAATCATTGGTGCAACAGCCAGCGTTGTCATCATGTCTCTTAGCAATGTAAGCAACCGCCGAGATCGAGACACTAGGGAGCTATTTAACCGTATAAATGAACTAGAAAAAACTGTAGCTAGTCATCATCCACCAGAGCGTAATCGTAAGTGGAGAGTTTAAATAGGATCTTGCGGAAACACTTGGAAGTCACTAACAGTAAATTCTAATTGTTCCCATACATGAGAATTAGAAGCGACATCTAAAGCATCATCAGGTGTTTGAGCTATGACAACCGTTTGAAATCCAGTATTAGAAATAGAATCATACCCAACAAAAGCAGCAGGGATACGCACCACCCATCCTCTAGGTCTGTATTCAGTGGTTTCCACGGGTCTTGATCCATCCACTTTTTGCGGTTTGTCTTTGAATTTTTTCGAGAGGCACTCCAAGTACTTGTGCATCGAGAAGGCCCTCAATATCACCTTTATACGCTGCCATTTCCAATTCCCAGAGTTCTGCTTCACGTTCCTTCATAGCTCTATCTTCATCTATAGCAAGAGATTCGTTCCAGTACTGCACTGCACCAGCTAAAGAATCTAATTTGTCATCATGTTGCAAACTTTGCCTGTCCACAGTCAGATGCGTCATCTGGTGGAACAACTGGTGTGCTAAAGCAGTTTCGACACTATCTTCATCTTCAGGTTTGGAATCATCTTCTATTACCGAACGATTCAATATCAACCGATGTTGATTCATTACTGGCTCAAGAGCATTAATAATTCTTCTCTCCTTCTGGACGTTGCTTCTTGTCGGTTCAATCGTGCAAGGATAAATTTTTCTAAGGTATGGCTGCAATAAACTTTCCATCATTCCTTGACCAAATTGATCTTCCAATAGAATCAGTTTTACTTTTCTACGTTTAGCTGCTTCTGCTAATCCTTTTAAAACAGGTTCTGTATATCCTTCTCTAAAAGATCCAACCTCTAAGACAAATAAATTACCGTTGAGATGAGCGACAATAGAATAAGCAGTTCTGTCTAATCCCTTCCCTGAAGGGTCAATCATCATCACGCATCCTTGGAACTCAATCCACTGCCCATGTATAAATGCTGGCCTGTGATAATAGTCACCACTAAATCCAACAGCAGGTAAATCATTAATCCGATATTCAGCACCAGACGACCAAACAATTTTTTCTGGTGCATCTTGATTTAATTCCATTACAACTAAATCCGACAGCCTTAAAGGGAATCGATCTAAATCACTAAGCGTTGTATCTAGTTGGAACTGAAGTGTGAATTGCGACTTACCATAACTAGATTCTCTTTCCATCAAATCTATGTCGCTAAAGCGATCAGGATCTGTTGGATTATTTTTTAACTCACGACACTTCTCTAATATCATTGGAGCTAATGCACTTCCGTACTTCTCAGGCTTTACTGGATACCTTGAAGGCCAGATACGACATTCATATCCTTTTGTTTGTAGCTTGTTATAAATACTTTCTTCCGTCTGAGGCGTACCCAAGAACATAATTTCTCCACCTGGTTTCAGGATTGCATTAAATTCTCCGACAGATAACAATAATTTCTCTCTCATTCCTACAGTCCACGCTGTATTAGGAACTTCAGCGTCATCACTTAGTATTAAATCTGCTCTACTACCAGTAAGCTGACCAAAGATACCGACAGATTTTACTGATGGGGATTGATCTGGTGTCGCTGGTCTTACATCAAATCTATTACTCGCACTTCTTTGCTCATCCCTATCTGGTTCTAAGCACCTCAATATATCCATCTCTCTAATTAACCTTAAACAAAACTGTGCAAAGTCATCTGCTCGCATCTTGCTTGCAGATACAACCATAATCTTCTTCTGTGGATCATTCCTTAGCAGCCACAACACATAAGCTGCTGCCATCCAACTCTTTCCAACCCCACGAAAAGCCTCAATAATTCTCCTCTTTGGCCCATCCTGCATATATTCAGCAATATCTAACTGAACAGGTGTTGGATTAGGAAGTTGAAGGTGCTTCCAGACGACAACTAAAAAATACCTGAAGTCCTCTTTGAACTGGTCAGGTAACGGCTGCCATCTTTCCTTTCCCATCTACTTTTTCTTATCTTTCTTTGGTGGTCTTCCTACCTTAGTACCATAAGTTCCTTTTCCTTTTGGCATAACTAAGCTCGCTTCTTCTTAAATGCTACGACATTCTCTATATCAGGCAACTGTTTCGCTAGATCTCCAAATGCAGTACCTTCCACTGGCTGTGCACTGATCTGATTATCTTTCAAAAACTGCCTTGCTACATTTACATCCGCAACAGTCATCTCCCCAGACACTAACTTATCCATAAACCACTCCGCTAATCCCGCATGTAAGTCTCCCAATACC